CGTTAAACTGTGATTTCAATCTGTAAACTTTTTGAATATATTTATGATATTTTCAAAATTACATGTTCTTTTTCTTCGGCATAAATGTAGTCAATACGCGAGGAACATCTCCGAACGCATGCTCACACATCGCAATTTTCTTCATCAAAACAATGAAATCTTCATACGTCGTCGTGTTCTTCATGAAGTTGCAATCGCGACATGCTGGCACGCAGTTCGTCGACACGTATCCTATATTAGGATCGCAATCAACGCAATCAATACCGTTGCTATGTGTCGTCGTAGATGATCGTCCACAATATTCGCAATCTCTCGATCTGAGCTCTTCAAACTCTTCCTCCGTCAGATCAAATATCTTATTACTTTTTATCACGATATATTTATAGTCGCCAAATCGTTGTTTGTTGATTTGAGACCAATGATCAGTGATCTCACCAGAACCGCCGTGATGTAAGGAGATCTGTCTGGCACGTTCTACGAATGTCAGCGGATCGACTTGTCCCTTGCTCAAATTGCACACTCCGCAGCAAGGAACGCAGTTGTCGAAGATGTAACCGATCGAACTGTCGAGGCGATCGATACCGTTGCGTCTGACCGCATCTTCCGTCTCCTTGCCACAATATACGCACTGCATATCCGTCATGTTCATGATCTCATCATCAGACATCTTAACATCCAGACCGCGATCTTTGGCATTTTTCTTAATTTTTTTTAACTTTCCTTCGCGCATATTGCTCTGCGCGTTTTTTTGAGATCGCATTTCTTCTGGATTTGCCGCATATCTAGCTTTGGATCTTGCCTTTTGTCTCTCGGGATTTTCAGCATATTCAGCATTCTTTTTTGCGTTTCTTTCCTTTTTATGTTTTTGATGATATAACTTATCTTTTTCCCGTGCTTTTTCTATATTTTTTTGTCTATACTCGCGTTTTTTCTCCTTGCAATACGCGCATCGTTTTGTGCTCTCCTCGTGCATCTTGCCACATTTTGTGCACGCATGTGAAACGATCGCGACTATCGTAGAAACTACTGCGATAGCTTCTATCGAGTTCATTTTGTTAGTTCATTTACGTGAACCACATCCTATTTATATAGCAATGTGACGATATGCACCTGGGTCAAATGACTGTGTTCGCGGACCCAGCGGCAAGAAGGTGAAGCCTGCGACCGGGACTCCCCGTGCTCGCTCTCCCATGCGCCGTCGTTGATTATTTTTGCTTTACATTTTACACTTTGGAATAACTTTTCCAATATGTATCTAGAAAAAGTCTGTGACTTCGGTCTTCGAGACCTTGAACGCCTTCGAGTCCTCGACGACGACGTTCATGCGTTTCAACGACGCCGCGAGCGGATCCCGTTTCTTCGCGTTCTCTTGCCCGGCGGCGTAGTCGACGCCTTTCGTGTCCAGCTCCTTCTTCGCTATTCCCTGAGTCGCGTGCGCTCTGCAGTATCCTCCCGCCACTGCCTGTCGCGAGCACGGTTTCTTCGTCGCGGTGTGCCCTCTGCACGTCTGTTTTTCGGTCGCGAGCACTGTGTGAGTCTCGACGATGTCGTCCTTGTAGTCCGCCACGAGTTTCGAGAAGTCCAACTTGTGATCTTTCGCGATGCGGAGGAGGAGGTCGTCGACCGCGGCGCTCACGATGATGCTCGCGCTCTCCTCGAGCTTCTTGACTCCGTTCACAGCCTCGGTCAGAGCGACCACGAACCGAGAGTCCATAGGCGGATCGACGTGATGTCGCTGATATATGCTGATGTGTCGATATAAATTACGAGAGATGACTACTATTTTGAAAAAAAGTCTACGATAAATAAAAGAGACGAATAAAAAACTCTGCACGCTAAAAAAGGTGCGTAAAAATTCAAAATAAAATATTTTGTAAAAATATCAAAACAAAAGATGGCCGGTGGACTTTCTCAGTTAGTTGCATATGGCGCCCAGGACGTGTACCTGACCGGCAACCCCCAGATCACCTTCTTCAAGACGGTCTACCGCCGGTACACCAACTTCGCCGTCGAGTCTATTCAGCAGACGATCAACGGCTCCGTTGGCTTCGGCAACAAGGTGAGCACTCAGATCTCCCGTAACGGTGACCTGATCACCGACATCGTGGTTGAGTTCGTGCTGACCAGCACGGGCCCCACTTTCTACGCCGCCGAGCAGCTGCTCCAGGACGTCGAGCTCGAGATCGGTGGCCAGCGCATCGACAAGCACTACGCCGACTGGTTCCGTACCTACGACTCCCTGTTCCGCATGAACGACGACCGCGCTAACTACAAGCGTATGACCGACTTCGAGCTGGGCACCCCCGCCGGTGCCGTCAAGCGTTTCTACGTGCCCCTGATCTTCTTCTTCAACCAGACCCCCGGCCTGGCCCTGCCCCTGATCGCCCTCCAGTACCACGAGGTGAAGCTCTACTTCACGCTCGCTTCTCAGGTGAACGGCGTCAACGTCACCGGTCTTGGTGTCGCCGCCACCACCACCACCCCCACGATGTCCGTGTGGGTCGACTACATCTTCCTGGACACCCAGGAGCGCACCCGTTTCGCTCAGCTGCCCCACGAGTACCTGATCGAGCAGCTGCAGTTCACCGGCTCCGAGACCGCCGTGCCCTCTCAGACCTCTCAGGCCAGCCAAAACATCCGCCTGAACTTCAACCACCCCACCAAGTACCTGGCCTGGAACTTCAACGCCCCTGGCGCCACCTCCTACGGTCAGTACACCGCTCTGGCCAACATCAAGGGCCTGGGCACGGCATCGTATGCTGCCGGGTCTTATGACGATGTGGCCAACACCCAGAGCTTCTACGAGCAGCTCGCCGTGCTGGACTCCGCCAAGATCCAGCTGAACGGGCAGGACCGCTTCACCGCTCGCAAGGGTTCTTACTTCAACAAGGTGCAGCCCTTCCAGACCATCGGCTCCGTGGTGCCCGCCGGCGTGTACATCTACTCGTTCGCGCTCAAGCCCGCCGGTCGCCAGCCCTCCGGCACGTGCAACTTCTCGCGCATCGATAACGCCACTCTGTCCCTCACCTACAAGACTGCCAGTGTCGCTGCCGACTCCGCTCCCAACGCGTTCTACGCCGGCGAGTCCGTCACCGCCAACACCGCCATTTCCCTCTCCGCCCTCAACATCTACGCCAAAAACTACAATGTTTTACGTATCATGTCGGGCATGGGAGGCCTTGCATACGCTAACTAGATTCGCAACTTTATCTGCTTGCTTTTTACAAATATATTCAAATGTCTCGACCAGAAATTTGAATGATGTTTTTTCGCATGTATTCTTCGAAATCGTACGCGTCGCAGCTGACGTGAAGAGACCCCTGCATGCCCTGCTCCGAATAATGAACGTCATAAACCGCCGCCGAGTCGAATCCGAGACCCACGAGAAACTCGTGGAGGTATTTCTTGAACGTCACGTCAGTGTAAATGAGTCCGTAGACGCGAGTATCCCACGAACCTCTGGAAAAATACACGCGCATGTCGGTGCTGCCGTAATAATCGTCTTCGTCCTTCACGAGCCCGATTGTCATCTCGATGCTCCGGACGTATACTTTCTTGGACACCGTAGACCAGTGTCCGAGACCATCGGTCTTGAAATACTTTCTGACCGGGATGATCAGCTCCGCCTTGTCTCCGACGACGGTGACGAACTGTGAGATATCCATTTTACGTCATCGGTCACGTTTCCGATTATATATCCAGATGCGTCGATATGCGACGCCCGGGTCAAACGACATCATTTCTTCGTCGGCGACGGAGTCCAGTAACCGATCACGCTCGTTATCAGCGGCAAGTACATGCTAGGATCTCCTCTGTGAGTCGCGAGCATCCCCATGGAAAACAAGAGAACACTGGCAGACATCGCCACTCTCACCTCGAATTCCGTTATTTCAAAGTCGAAGTTCGCTTTCTTCTCCAGCGGCTGCGACACGATCGGTTTTTTTCTAACCAAGCTAGAGTATTTCCGGTTGCACGCGTTCGGTCTCCTGTACAGGCACAGAATTTTTAAGTTGGCAGACATTATATATATACGATGACACTTATTTATTTATATTATATCGACAGACCTCCATATTCAATCATGAATCTCACAAATCGTCGCATGTATTCCGTCGATACAGCGATCCAGAAGAACGGTTTCCGAGAGTGGAAAGTTTCTCTCTACGCTGACGGCGAATGGCGAACAAGTTTCCACAGGTCGATCGACGACGCCAGAGACGCGGTGCGAGAGCTGCTCAAAAAGTTCGGCGCAAAAGTTGGTAGATAATAATATTATCGCTCGTATATGAGCGTCGTCGAAAAGTATATCGAACATGCCAAGAAGGCGGCCGAAGACGCGAACAACAAAATTTCCAAATGCACGCACGAAGTCCTGTCTCTGGACGGCATGTCCGGAGCGATGACCCGGCACTTTTACAACAACTTGCTGAACATGGAAGGCGTGCGCTATCTCGAAGTCGGCACGTGGAAGGGCAGCTCGACGTGTTCCGCGATGATAGGCAACGATGCCGACGTCACGTGCGTCGACAACTGGAGCGAGTTCGGCGGTCCTAAACAAGATTTCCTGAACAATGTCGAAAAATTCCAAGGCAAGAATCGCCTCGAAGTGATCGAAACGGATTCGTTCGAAACGGATCTGTCTGGTCGTAAGTTCAACGTGTATCTCTACGACGGTCACCACTCGGCGGAGTCTCACGCCAAAGCGCTGACGCATTTTATCAGCGTCGTGGACGACGTGTTCATTTTCGTCGTCGACGACTGGGATTGGCAGGATACCAAGATCGGTACGTATAAAGCGATAGCGGAACTGGGTCTCGTCATAGAGTATGCAAATGGTCACTCGTCCCCCGGTGGGGCGGCGGGGTGGTGGAATGGCTCTGGAGTTTTCGTGCTTCGTAAACCGTGATATCGACATCTTCACAATTTAAACAACTCAC